TCCCCGAACAAATAAGCAAGTATATTGATAGTGAAAAGACAAAATTAAATAAAGATCACTAAAAAAGCCCCTACAATTAAGTAGAGGTTTATTTTTTATTGCTGCACGAATGTAAATGCTAATGGTATAAATCCTCCACCATTAACTCCCGCGCCAGTTCTATTAACAAATTGTAGCTCACCAGTTGAGGAAATTCTCATTTCTGATAGTTTACCATTAAATATAATTGCTTTGTTTATATTTTGATATGGTCTATACATTTGGGGTAAAACACGAACAGTTAACCAACTTCCATTATTTGCCACATAGCTTGCATTTTTAACAGCCCCGTAGATAGATACGACCTTACCTTGTTTAATTAGTCGTGGTGTTTCGATACTGTTAAAATTTGGAAAACCAACATCACCATAACCGTCAAGTAATCTAAAATCATAATATGGTTGAACCTTTTGTATTGATGTTTGTGCCTGTGTATCAATTTGATATAATGCCACAAATGCTTGAATATCTCCTAGTCGAGTATCACCATATTCTTGGTCGTTTGATTTTACTGTAAATTGGTTGTTTGTGATGTTACCTTGTCCATCGTCAGTATTTTCTTTTGTTAGGTCAATTTCTAGACCCAAATATTGAGAAGTTCCAGCCGTTAGTGTATATTGTGTGTTAGCTTTTAGTTCGAATAATCTACCTTGAATTAATGCTCGACCTGCCGTTAAAATTGCACTGGTTGATGTCACGGCTCGTATTTCTAAACCAGATAAAATATAGTTTCCATCTTTTCCGTAAATTTGTGCGTCGTTGGCTGGTGATATGTTCATTAAATCCGCTGTGTATACCACTTCGTTAGAATTCAGTGTCATATTTTAAATCTCCTCTTGTATTACGTATTTTGTTATGCTACAATATTAGTATACCATATAACAAAGGAGAAATAAAGATATGAAATTTACTTATGAAAAAGCCGAGGTTGTTAAATTAAAGAATGGAATGCCAATGTTAGACGACAATAACCAACCAACAATCGAGGTTGAGAAGTTTACATTCCTACGCACACTTAACACAGAAGAGATGTTCCGCAATGAGACTGGTCAAGAGATGAACGCACAATTAGCCGAGATTTTAAATACACTAATGGCTGTAGAAAAACCAGAACACACCCAAGAAGATTTGGAACGTTTGACATCTCTTGACACAATCGACGCTATTCATCAGGTATTAAAGTTTATGTATGCCGAACGAAAAGGTGATACTCTAGTACAAAATGAAACAACCCGTGAAAAGTACGAAACACTTGACTTGCATGAAAAAGAGGTAATTGGTCAATACTTTCGCCGAATTTAAGATACCTAAGCGACTACAAGCCAAAAATGGTGAGGGTGGAACTAAATATTATAGTGTGTTTAAAATCATTGCCACGTTGATGTATATGAACCAACCCAGAAGTGAGATATTGCAGTTAGACATAATCCAAGCGCTGACCTATATACAAGCCTACAATAAAGTCACATCTGAACCAAAGAAAAAAGCCAAACATTAATTTGTAAGGCTTTTTTTATATGAAGTCCTGAATTGAGTAAACATATAAACTAAATGGTATGTGTTGCCCAACCTCGTTAGTTACTAATATGTTAGCCGGATCGTTGTTAATAGTGTTCATTATACTATATAACACGGCATATTGGTCGCTGATATTATCCCAAACAGTTGAAGCGACATACCCACTTTGTAATAACGTAAACCTAGAAACTGCGTCAAAATCTCCAGTGGCATAAGTTATAAAATCCGATGATATGCCGTTTGTTGATGATAAATTACTAGAACTTATTTGAGCCGTATGTTTTGTATTTGATAACTTTATAGAACCCCTTAAATAATTTGGTTCGATTGCTATAATAAAACGGTTCTTGTCAATTGGTAGTGTCAATTGATTTAATATTGTACTTACACCATATTTATAATCGTATTTGTAAGTGTTTGATGGTTTTGTAACGGTATCGGGTACAGTTTCGTCTCCAACTTTAGCCAGTCCAACATAAGCCGAGTTAACTAATGCTGATGAGCTTTCTGCAACTGTTCTAAGTAATTGATAATATTTTTTTGTACCACCCACATATGTTTCTGTTAGTGTTTGACGGTATTCTAATGCTGACTGCCAACGACCAAATAGCGTTAAACTAATAACAACTTGTGCACCGTCTACATAATTAGTGTCTACCATTTCTATTGATGATACTGTACACGATTTGTTAAACGTTTTTGATTTGTCTGGTGTGGTGGCTACTGATATTTTATCTATTTCTTGTGAGTAACCATTAACCCACTCCGCCCGTTCATCTCGCCCACTATTCTCACCCTTAAATGTAAGAGTTATATTAACCGAATAATCACCATATAAACCAATAACACCAGAAGAGACCCTAACTGTTGATGAATATTCTGGGTTTAAACTATCATAATCACTCATGTCTAAATATTTAAATCCCGTGTCGGTTGGGTCTGATGTAAAAGTTGTGTCGTTCGTGTGTAAATATATTGTTCGTGTGTCTGCCATTTTCAATCTCCTAATGTAATATCATCGTTCTTACCAACAATTATATATCCACCCAGTAAGTCAATTTCTCTAACTTCTAAATATGTTGGTGTATCAGTCACCCCCAATAATGCAACGATGGTGTTAAGATAAACGGTTGATAGTCTATTTTCGTTGGTAATAGGTAGAGCGGGATTATTTCTTGTCCCAATTTCATACCGATTAGCCATATCAATTTTAAAGTCTACCTCATCATAATCATAAAACAACGAACCCTTTAACATACTAGTGGCACGTGTGATTAATTCCCCGTCTGTTGGGTTATCTCCGTCTAGTTCACAATATCCTAACCTCGGCGTGTTCGCTTTTGGGTATGTGGTTCCTATTGTCAATTTACCTGTTCTATCTAACCAAGCATACTTATACAAAGCACCACTAGTTTGATTATATCCATAGACTAAATTTGTTCCGTCTGTTCGATTACGAGTACGTTTAGAATATCCTACTATTTTTTCGTTCGATATTGGTAGTGTAAAATTACTATAGCCTGTTCTGTTTATAATATCCAGTGTAAATGGTTTAGTTGAATTTTGGTAAGTCTTTATTAGTATATCAAAATCGCCATTAACACCAGCTACCATTGTTTTAAAAATGTCATACATTTTTACTTCTGTTGGGTTGTCATAGTATTTATAATTTTTCGTGTCATATGATACTGGGTTTAATACACTACCTGATCCCCATTGCTTTAGGTAAGGGTGTTCCGATGTTAGTCTATCCCAAACATTCTTAGCACAATTGGAAACAATATATTCAATTTTGTAGTTACCTTTTAAAAATAATGTTTCTTCATCTAACCCAAACACTGGTACAAATTTAAAGTTATCGTCTTCAATTTGAGTCAAGAATAATACGCCGTTACCAACGTTGGTGTTTTCTAGAAAGTCGTCCATGAAGTATGGTGTGGTCCAAGATAACCCCCAAAAACTAAACGCCGAGTCATTTCTATTAACGGCTGGTACCATTATGTCATTTTGTCTGGGATAATAGCCGATTTCTGTTGGATCATCATAAAAATTAATAATAACTTCTCTTAACCCCTCAATTGTTGATATATCTTTTGTAACATAAACAGGAATAGCGTAGTCGTGCCAAACTCCCGATGTGTCTTTTTGCCAGAATATCATAGGTAGAGCTTTTTTGTTTATAAAGTCTGTCATATAATTTCCTCCATTCTTATTCTATTATATCAAAAAAAGCCCTAAATTAATAGGACTTAATTAATGTGTGAGATATATTTACCAACAATGCGATTATAAATGCCAAACAGAAACCAATACCCATCAATATAAACAGATACCCTAACCACCCTTCTATAACATCTTTAATAAATTGTTTCATATCGTCTCCTTATTATCTAGCACCGATACCGTTTTGTCTAAGAATAACCTTAACTTCACTTGCAATAGCCGAAGCGTCTGCTTTTGTGTTAGCTGTGATATTAAAGACATTATTTGTTCCTGTGCTTGCTGTCAAATCGCCCTGAGACGATGAATTTATACCAGTAGCAAGGGAAGTGTTCAAGTTGACGTTTTGCCAGTCGCTGAGAAGGCTATTTTTAACCGCGTCTGATGAGTTAGCTAAATATCCAGTCTCTTTTTCCATACCGACACCGATACCTTGTGTGATATACTTACCAACCTCATCACGGAATACACGAGACGGCGAATGAATACCCAACGCCTTTTTAGCAGCGTTCAGAGCTTGTTTGGCCATATCAGCCGCAGCACTTACCAAACCACCAATAGCTCCCGTGATACCTGATTTAATACCCTCAACAATGTACTTACCTATTGAAGCAACGTTGGAGAACATTCCTCGAATATCTCCCATAACACCCGAGAACAGATTTGCAATATTTTTACCAATGTTACCAAAGCTATTAAGTATTTTACCACCAAT